CAACATAAACTTTGTTGGATCTAGGGGAAATACTGAAGCATCCTATACTACAACCTTTCAACATGATGTATTGGGAAGACTCACATTCCAAGGAGTTGTTGGTACTGGACCAAGAATTGGTGCAGCAATTCAAGTTCAACAAGATAATGTTGGGTCTGCAACTACAGACACTGGTGTTTCTGGAAGACTTCAGTTCTTTACAACTCCAGAAGTAGTTGGCACTAGTTCTGGAGAGGGAATTCTGACTCTCCCAGTAGAAAGAATGACCATTAAAGGTGATGGTAAGGTTGGTATAGGATTCACATTACCACAAACAACACTTCATGTTAATGGAGATACTCGAATTGTTGGAGAACTTCAGGTTACTGATGACATCACAGCATTCTGGACTTCTGACGAAAGATTGAAAGATAATGTTACTGCGATTGATGATCCTCTTGCGAAGATTATTTCAATCAGTGGTAATACATTCGATTGGAATGAGAAGTCTAATAAGTCGGGACATGATGTTGGACTGATTGCACAAGAGATTGAGAAAGTCCTCCCAGAGGCAGTTGTAATAAGAGATAATGGATACCTTGCAGTTGATTATCATAAGGTTGTTCCTCTCCTTGTAGAGGCAATCAAGGAACTCTCTGGTAAAGTTGAAGCACTGGAGCAAAAACTACAAGATAAATAACTCTAAAGCTTATAATAATGGCAAATATCAGAAAGTCATTTAACTTCAGGAATGGTGTACAAGTTGATAATGATAACTTCGTTGTAAATGCGAATGGTCTGGTGGGAATCGGAACTTCCACTCCCACCGAAGCGATTGATGCAATCGGAAATGCAAAAATCAGTGGTTTTACAACGACATCAACATTAGGTGTTGCACAAACTGCAAACTTTTATGGTGATCTTAAAGTAGGAACCGGAATCACAATGTCTGGTGGTATTGTAACCGCCGTTTCATTTTATGGAGATGGATCTACATTATCGAATGTATATGCAATCTCAACAACTGGTTGGGTAGCACAAGGAGTTGGATTACATACATTATCAAGATCGGTTGGTATTGGCACCACCAATCCAGTTTATAAGTTGCAGATAGGATCAAATCCAGCAACTGGTATTGGTGTTGGAATAACAGCAGGAAATATTCGTGTTAGTGGAGTAATCACCGCAACAACCTTTGTTGGCAGTTTAACTGGTACTGCAACAACTGCCACCAATCTATCCAACGCTGCTAATATTACTACAGGAACTATTAGTGATGCAAGACTTCCTAATGTAATCACATCTGATATTAACTCATCTGGAGTATCTACTTTCACTACACTTAAAGTAGGAACTGCAATCACAATGTCTAGTGGTATCATTACTGCCACTACATTCTCAGGATCTGTAACAGGGGATTTAACGGGTGTTGCATCAACTGCAACTAAGTTAGAAACCGCAAGAAACTTTAGTGTTTCTGGTGATGTATTAAGTCATACAGTATCTTTTGATGGTACTAGTAACGTTGCACTGGGAGTTACTTTATCAGGTACTTTTAGTGCCAACACTTCTGGTATTATAACTGCCAATACTTTTTCTGGAATTGTAACTTCAACTTCCGGAACCTTTGATAATCTTAGAATAGATAAAACAACTGCCGCAAGTCTTGTTGTTACGAGTACAACAAACTCATCTGTAAGTATTGGTGAATCTGTAGGTGCGGGTAATAGTAGTGCTCAGTTGCTCTATACACCCGGTACAGGACGTTTGGATATCACCAACTATGATCTGGGTGGTGTAAGTATCAATCTCCACGGAGGGACTGGTACAGGCACTACAGAGAGTTTTAATGTTAAGTACGATAATACCAAACAGTTTGAAGTTACCTATGATGGAAAAGTAGGGGTTAATCGTGGAGCAACACCACTAACTCGAAACTTTGAAGTTGGTGGTGATATGTTTGTATCTAATAATGCAAAAGTTGCTGGCATTATGACCATCGGAACTGGTGCATTTGAAGTCACATTAGGTGATGGCTCTCCTTTACCAGTTTCCGATACTCAAAACTTTAATACTATTTCTGGTATCAGTACATTTAATCGATTAAATGTCGTAACTGAACTTACTGTTGGTTCTGCCATTACTGCATCTTCTAATGCTTACTTTGGTGGTGAAGTTGGTATTGGGACAACAAACAATGTTGGATTCAAAACAGGTCCAACGAATTTGATATCTCATGCCGAAGGATCTATCTGGGCAAGAAATGGATTCTATACTGCCGGAAGAGTTATAATTACAAGTAACCCAGATGGATCATATTATACAGATAATAGACTTATTCCAAGTTCCCCAGTTGATTATGGTGCTCTTGTTCCTTTCGTAGATTATGGAGATTTTCAGGCAGAATCTGGAGCAGCATCATTCCTTACTCAAAACGTTTTAATTGTACCTTCTGTTGGCCAAGCAACGGTAGGATTTGGAACAACAAATGGTGGATTAATTCCTACAAGTTTCCTTCCAGGTGGTAATAGATATCTGACTAAAGTTGGTATCAATACTTATTATGCAAGAAGTTTGTTTGATGTAGGAACAGCATCAACCACGATGAACTCCTACTTCATTCCACCATCTCTGACACAATCAGAGATCAATATTATGAAAGATTTGTGGAATACTCCCACCGGAACAGGATACACTGCGGCAAGTAAAGTTACTCCAGATGGTGTTGTTCCTGGTGCAATCGTTCATAATAAAACAACAAACACAGTTCAAGTTGGGCACGGAACAGATTCATTCAGAAACCTAAGTCCTGTAGTTGCATTTGCGACTGTTGATAGTGGAAGTTTAGTTTCTTCTGATGGATATAATCTTGGATTAACAAATAACCTCACTAACGCAATCTTTGCATTTGATACTGCACTATCATCGGCAAACTATACAGTAATGGTTTCTGCCGGAAGCACCACAGAATCTTACACAGTCCCAGAGGCGCAAAAACTTACAACGGGATTTAGAATCACATTTAGTCCTTCTAATGCCAACACACAAAGTTACAGTGTAATGATACTTCAAATCTGATACTTGACAAGACTCTAAAAACCCTGTAGACTACCTTTGTCTGGGTTGAAGATGAGAGTCTAAGCCACTTTGAGAACCGTCTACTGGGTCGCACCAGGGACGGTTTTCTGCTATAATAAGAAGGTATTCGAGAGACACCTGATGACCACCATCACTCTGCGTCCTCACCAGCAAGATGCCTGTGATGCCATGCTGGTTCATGACAAGGGTCAAATCATTGTTCCGACTGGTGGTGGCAAGACTCTCACCATGATCATGGACGTTGTTGAGAACTGCAAGTATATTGACAATGGAATGACCACTGTTGTGGTTGCTCCTCGTATTCTTCTTGCAGAACAACTTTGCAGTGAGTTTCTGGAGGTGATTGATACCACCAATACTCACATCATGCACGTTCACAGTGGAGAGACTCATCACTTCTCTACTACTAAGTCGGAAAAGATTCACCTGTTTGCTAACACTGCACGGACTGCTGGTGAAAATGTTATCATCTTCACCACCTATCATTCTCTGCACCGTGTAATGGAAGCAGATATTGAAGTCAACACCATTTATTTCGATGAAGCGCATAACTCTGTCCAACGCAATTTCTTCCCTCCCACGGAGCATTTTGCTGCTGTTGCTGACCGCTGCTATTTCTTCACTGCTACTCCTAAGCATTCTCTGTCTGTTTTCAAACCTGGCATGAATGATGCTGAGGTCTACGGTAAAGTCATCTGTAATGTTCCTGCACCTAAACTGGTAGAAGAAGGTTACATTCTTCCTCCTAAGGTTGTTGTCAAGCAACTGGACATGGTTCAGGACAAGCAGATGATTGCCGATCGTGATTCTCAGAATCTGATTGACACTATCGATGAGAATAGTCTTGATAAGATTCTGATCTGTGCACGTTCTACCAAGCAGATTGTCAAACTGCTGGCAGAATCTGACTTCCGTATGGAACTGGCAGAACGTGGTTATTCTTGCATGTATATTACTGCCAAGACTGGTGGTGTGATTGACGGTCAGAAAGTCAATCGTGAGGTTTTCTTTGAGACTCTCAATGCCTGGGGTAAGGATCCTAACAAGAAGTTCGTGGTTCTGCACCATTCTATTCTGTCCGAAGGTATCAACGTCAGCGGTCTTGAGGCAGTGTTGTTTATGCGTAACATGGACTACATTGGTATTTCTCAGTCTATCGGTCGTGTGATCCGTCTGGGCGGCACTCAGAAGACCTTTGGACTGGTCTGTGTGCCTGTTTATGATAAGGTAGGTATCAGCACTGCCAAGTCCGTTCAGGCAGTCGTTGACACCGTTTTCCAGCAGGGACAACCTGCCATTTCTGTTGTTCGTCGTTGAGGTCATTATGAACACTAGATATCTAAAACAAAAAGGAAGAATGTTTCAACAAAAAATCAGAGATCTCATCATTGAATCTTTTGGTCTTCCACAAGAAGATGTAAAGTCTTGTAGTATGGGTGCTGGTGGTGTTGACATTCAATTATCATCTCATGCTAAAAAAGTTTTTCCATTCTCCATTGAATGTAAAAATGTAAAAGGTTTATCTGCACTATCAACTTATTATAAACAATCAGTTTTAAACTGTGTTAAAGAAACAATCCCTGTTCTTGTGTGTGAGATGCCAGATGGAAAACCTTTGGTTACAATGTCATTGGAAGATTTTTTCGAAGTTGTACGTCGTTGATCATGAAAACCACTATTGATTTGGTTCAGGAACTTCGTTCTCTTCCTGATGTCATTTACCAAAATTTCTG